CAGCCAGCGCAGTTGACTTCACAATGACGAGAGATGCGCGCAACGGATACTTGTCTAGCAGCGATTGGACGCAAGGGGCAGATGCCCCGTTGTCTACGGAGAAGGTGGCCGAATGGGCTACATACCGTCAGGCGCTACGAGACTATCCGGCGACTTCAAGCGACGGCACCGTACTCGGTCTGCCTGAGTGGCCCACACCGCCTGAGTAATGAACGAACCGACCGACATCCGACAGGTAAAGATCCCGACCATCGCGGTCGGACTCATACTGTCCGTAGCGGTCATCGCAGGAACAATCACATGGTCGTCAGCACGCACAGTGGCACGCATCGACCGCCTCGAAGAGTCGGTTGAATCCATTGAAGATTCGATGGATATGCACGCTTATGCGCGAGTGGAAGATGTTTCGGAAGACATTCGGGATTTAGAAACACGGTTGGCAGCGATGGAAGACCTGTGTAGCCGTGTGGACGCAATGGAGGAACTGGTCGCTGGGGTGGCTTCCTCTGTAAGCGCCTTATTGATGCAGGACGAGCAGTCTTTCTGGGAGGACTGATGCCTACAGTCGTGTACAAGCCAACTCGTAAGATGTTGGGACAGAATGCGCAGTCTATTGAGTACGAACTTCGCAAGATTCAAGAGAAGTTAGACAATTTGGAAGCGCGAGTAACCGCGCTCGGCGGTTAGGAGCAGATATGGGCATCCGAAGATCAGCGGCAGAGTACGGGTCCGTTATAGGCGATCAGGCATTATCCGTTGCGGGTACCGCTGTTGGGTTGACACGACCCGCTGGCGCTATTGCTGCGATGGTTACGAATGGTGCTGAACCGATTCGGATGCGTTGGGATACGCCTACAGCGAGCGTCGGGCATTACATCAATCCGTATAGTGTGATTGATTTGTATGAAGATGATTTGACCGATGTGAAGTTTATTCGGGTTTCTTCAACCAGTACCGCCCATGTCACTTACTTCGGCTAGGAGGAACGATGCCTTCAAGGATAAGCCAACGTATAGATCAGGTTCCCACCGGGGATATAACTGCTGTGACGACGCCTTCAAATGGGGGCTTGTCCGGGGGTGGAACGAGTGGCGCTATTGCCCTTACTGTGGATGCGAACAATCTGACGGCTCTTGGCGCAACCATCGCTACGACGGATTATCTGGTGATGTACGACACAGATGGGACCGCGACGAAGAAGGTTTTGGTTTCTAATACTGTGGCTGTGTGGGGGTAATCGGTGGCGTATTCGGGTTATGCGGAACGCTCAGGGTCTATGGGGCGTCGTACTCAAGAGTACGGCTATGGTCTTGATGATATTCAGCGTGCTTCCGACCGTTTAGGTCGGGAGCAGTCTATGAATATGTTCCGTACTAATCAGCAGATCAAGAAGGCAGCCCGTGAGTTGCCGGGTTCTTTCAACAGGCGAGGCATGTTGGATTCGGGTCAGTTCCGTAGGGGCCGTGAGATTGCTGCTGGGCAGGCCGAGTTGGGCCGTTCGGGGGTTGAGTCTTCTGCGGAGGCGGCGCGCCGCCAGTTGGATAAGCAGCGCAACTTGTTGGAAGAGAATTTGTATGGCGGTCTGGTCGATGACCAGATCGCTAATGCGATGCGTAGGTTTGCGGTGTCGCAGACGTTGCAGGGTTTGGTGCCGTAATGGCTATGGACCCCGGTCAGCGGGCGCGTTCAGCGCGTGTTTCTAGTCCGATGGAATCGGTAGTTCGTTCTAAGCAGGCTAAGGCTTTGGAGGATGCGGTTGCTAGAACTGCTCAGAAGAGTAGTTACAATCCTGCTGACTTTTCGGCAGCGATTCGTGGCGCTGCCCCGTCCCCAAACACCCCCTTTCAGTGGGGTGACTTGCAGGCGTTGCAAGCAGCGCCACAAACAGACGGAAGCCGACTTGGTGGTTCACCTAACATGCAGGCGATTATCAGAAATGCGGTAGCGGAAGGTGCTGCGGCTGCTGGTGTTCAGCAGCGTCCGGGTCAGCCGATGCCCACCAATTATCGGGATGCTTACAATCCGGCAGATTTTTCGGCAGCGATAACGAAGACGGGGGCTGATACTGCCGCCGAGTTGGCTGCTTTCTTGAGCACTCTTGCGCCGTCGAATGATGGCGGTACAACTACAGATGCTCCCGCTACAACTACAAATGTTCCCACAACTACAGAGGTTCCTGTTGTTGACGGGACTGTTGTAGATCCCGTCGTTGACCCCGATCCGTATGTACCACCGTATGTACCACCGGGGCCAGCCCCTTTGCCTGCATCGGACCCATCAAACTTTTATCGTCCAGCGGATTTGGATTCTGAAATCCGCAGGTTGATGGGTGAACTCACTACAACCGATTACAGCGCAAAGATTAGAGAGATGATTGGTGAACGTCGGACTGGTGTTACTGAGGCTGAGAGCCGCAGGGGTACTCAGATTGATGAGATTGCCCGACAGTTGGGGATTGATGTAGGCGCCCTTGAAACTGGTCGTCTTGAACAGCAGAAGGCTTTGATTGATGCTGTTGCTGGTCGTGCTTCTGGTTTGACTGGTGGGGTTGCGGATCGTTTGGCTACGGCTCGTGCGGATTTGGGTCCGCAGGTTACGGATGAGTTTGAACAGGTCGCGCAGTTGGTTGGGGGTCAGGCTGGTTCTCAGGCTGCTTCTTCGCAGGACGCCATGTCGCGTCTTGCTCAGATCGCCAATATGGCTTCTGCGGAGCGTGCTGCTGCGCCGGGCCAGTTGGGTGCTGAAGCGAAGTTGGCTTTGGGCGATGAGGCTTTCCGAATGTTGCAGGGGTTGGATCAGGAGCAAACGCAGCGCCTCTTGTCGGAGTCGATGCGTCAGGAAGAGTTCAATACGCAACGTGATGAGGCGATGATTGGGGCGTTGCTTGGCGACATGGGTCGCCGCGAGGACTTCCTTACCCGTGAGGCAGAGCGCCTACAGGGGCAGGCTTTCCAGTCGGATGAGCAGGCGGCGCAGAGGCTGTGGCAGGGCGATCAGGCCACGGATCAGCGTAAGTGGCAGGGTGAGCAGGCTGTTGATGAGCGTGCTTGGCGTGAGGGTGAGTCAGTGTTGGATCGGGCTTTGCGGGTTAGTGAAGCGGAGTTGGGTCGGGATCTTCAGCGCGATCAGATGGCTGAGAGTGGGCGCCAGCGTAGTTTGGATCGGAAGGCCCAGACGGATGCTGCGACTACAAACTTCCAGCGTCAGCAGCAGCAGATTCGTGAAGCGAACACTGAACAGGATCGGATCAGGATTGCTAACAGTGCGGCAGAGAGTGCGGCTGCTGCAGCGGTGGCGGCTGGTTCTGCTGAAGCGGCTAGTTTCTTCATGGGTGTAGATGGTCCTGAAGGTGCAGCGTTGTGGGATGCGCTACCGGAGGCAGCGAAGACTCAGATGTATAAGGATAAGGTGGCTGCTGAGGACACGCAGGGTGCCCGTTGGAATGCGGGTTCTTACGCCAATATGGTTGGTAAGTACGGTCAGGAAAACAGCAGCCATATCCTTCATGCTGAACACATGGTCGGGATGACTGAAGATGAGCAGAAAGTCTATCTGGAAGCGTTGCAGGCTGAGGTTGGGCTAGAGGGCGGTGCGATGGATGCGGACGATATTGGTCGAATCCGATTGTTCTTTGCGGAGATTGATGCTGCGAACAAGGCGGTTCAGGCAGCGAATCATATAGCCGCACAGCAGGCAACTGATCTGCGTAATCGTAGTGGAGGGGCTGGAACCGGCGGGCGTGGAGCAGCAAGGACTCCAGTTCGTGGCGATTTGACTGACCCTGCTGGCGCGTCGATGCGACCGGGGGGTAATGTTGCACAAGGACAAGCCCCCGGAACAACCCCTCCAAACGACGAAGGTTATACCTTCGGCTGGTTGGGAACGGCTGCTGGGGGTGCACGGGACATTGTGAATGATCTAGCGCGGCGACGCCCATACGGTTGATGTGGTTACTACTAACCCCGAATCTCAAAGACGCATCGCATACGATGCTCTCGCAGGAGTAACGGACACCAGTAATCTTCCCAAGCGGGAGATCACACGACCCACGGTTGCCATGCGACCGACGGTCGCTGCGGCACCGGATACGTCACCGGCCCCCATCCAGTCTTCAGGGATTGGCACGCCGCGTGAGCGCCTTGCCAATATTCTCAATGTAGACCAGAGCGCATTGGGGCGTGTCACCCCCGGCGTGGTGGGTCGCCCTGTTTCGGAGTCAACGCAGCGTTGGGCGGCGCAGTCTCATATCGCTAATACTGCTCCGTGGTATGTGAAGACTCTGACTTCGGGGCCTGTAGGCGGCTTTCTCAACGCTATTCAAAAGCCTTTGGCCTTTACTACGTCTGCTTTGAAGGAAACGATTGACGTATTCACTGGTGAGGATGCCAGTTGGAGTGACTTCAAGCAGCAGTACAACGACAACTATACGTATGGTCGGTTGCTGCATGATTACGATTTGTTGCAGGATCGTGATAGTGGGTGGCAGAAGTTTGGTGCTGCCGCTATCGGGTTTACTGGCGATGTTCTTCTTGATCCGCTTTCCTATTTGGGGTTGGTTGGTAAGGGGATTGGGTTTGGGGCGAAACTCACTACTGCGGGTGCGAGGAACATCACTCGTGAGGTGGCCCGTAAGACTGTGATGGGTAGGTTGCGTGATCTTGGCGGGGACGCCATGACCACTATTGGGAAGAACATGAAGCAGGGTGATTGGCACGCTTTGGCCGATGATCTTGCACAGAAGGCTTCTGCTGGTGGCAAGAAGGGCACCATCAAGAATACTTTGGTAGATCTTGGCGACAATGGTTGGGAGTTGTCCGTCAGGGCGGGTGAGGGTGTTCCTGCGCAGAAGATTATTCTTTCCAATGCGGAAGTAAACGATTTGGAACGATTGGGGGGTCTGATCGGGGACGCACAGCAGAAGGGGGCTACTGCTGTCGCTGGAGATGATCTTCGCTTTGCTGCGAAGATGATGGCCGACAGTGGTCTGGACAGGAACATGCGTCATGGCGCAGACGAGTTCTTTGACGAGTTCGGCAAGGGTATCCGCGAGCAGGTGGCTGAGTCCGGGTTGGACGAGAGCGTTGAAACGACAATCAAGAAATGGACTGGCCGTCAGGTTGTAGATACTGACGCCTACAAGGCGCGGTCGCGGCTACGCAATAGTTACGCTTCGCCTTCT